GTTATAAAAAACCCCGTGGAGGAAATCCCAAAGCTACGGGGTGCTGTACAGCCAGCCAATGACTGATTGTAGCCACGAAGTTGGTTTATTTTCTACTGGTTGAGAATAAAACTGAGAGCCAGGAAGGCTTGAGAGTGGCTCATCCATAAGCTCACGGGTAGAACGGCAGACTTTGTCATGGCAGAGCAAAGTCATAAGTTAGTTTAGGTAACATTTCGGATATAACAAGCGTAGCGGGGCATTCCTAATAATGGAGCACCGCAGCTAAAGCATTACAGGAGCCATTCTGCCGAGTGGCTTCGATAATGCTCCCAACATCGCACAGAGGTAACACATGGCAGAGATCACACCAGCAGAACAAATTCGACTCAATCTGTTTTCCACCCTGAACTACGACACAGCAGCCGCAAAAGAGGCGATTGCGTTCGTCCAGGATAGCCAGCTCAAATATCAGCTCTTCATCCAGCAGTACAGCCGCGTGACAACTGAATCGGAAGTGGTTGCAAGAACCATCAAAGCGGTTCAAGAGGCGACCGAAGCTCTGGCGCTTTTTGATACCGCCGCTGAGTAATCATCACAAATGCCACCTGCGGGTGGCTTTTTTAATGGTTATCGAATAGGGGGAGCCTATGCCGGTATGCACGATTTCAATAGAAGTAAAAAGCCGCTGGTGGCTACCGTTCTACGTCAAGACACTGACTTTATTCTGTCTGATGTTCCAGCGCGAGCCTGATTACGAAAAGATTTCCGCATTCATCGCGAAGTATGGCATCGGCCAGAAAGTGAAGGCGGGACCAGTGCGAAAGAATACGGAGTAATCCATGGCAAAACCGGACTGGGGCGAGCTTCAGCAACGGTTCCTGTCCGATCATGCCGCAACCGGCGTATCACCGAAGGATTGGTGTAAAGCGCAGGGACTGAATTACGCTACTGCCCGCCGATACATCAAGAAACCCACTGCGCAAACTGCGCAAAAACCTGCGCAGAAGAAATTGCGCACTGCGCAAAAGGAAAAGTGCGCAGAAGAGCTGGTGGAAGATGATGGACTCACCGATCAACAGCGTTTATTTGTCGCGGAATACCTGAAGGACAACAACGCCACGCAGGCCGCTATCCGTGCCGGGTACAGCAAGAAGACAGCGAATGAGCAGGGAGCAAGGCTGTTAGCAAAAGTTAGTATTGCGCAGGCCATTGCGCAGCAGCAGAAAGCATCCATTGTGCGCACGCTTGGAAGTGCTGATGAAGTGCTTGAGCAGATGTGGCGCCTGGCAACATTCGACGCCAACCAACTTTCTCAGTATCGCCGCGGGAGCTGCCGTTACTGCTGGGGCTTCGGTCACCAGTATCAATGGCGCGATGCGGTTGAGTACGAAGAGAAGCTGGCTGAGGCTTTAGCGAAGAAAGGGAAAGAGCCAAACGACAGAGGCGGATACGGCTACGACCACACCAGCGCACCTAACCCGGAATGCCCCCGCTGCAATGGTGATGGAGTAGGCCAGCCTTTCTTCGCCGATACGCGTAAACTGGCGCCTGATGCAGCGCTTGCCTATTCCGGCGTGAAGCTCGGAAAGAACGGCGTGGAGATAACCGCTATCAGCCGCGAGCGAATGTTCGAGGCGGTGATGAAACGTCTCGGCCTGGCTGATAGTGAATTCGCCCAACGTCTGCAGCAGATTGAAATCGAGCGCCGGCAGCTGGAGATCGACAAGCTCCGCAAAGAACTGGCCGCTGACCCGGAGGATGACGAACCAACGCCAGTTGCAATCAATATCAACGTAGTCGATGCACGAGTGAGGGAAGAGGATGGCGATAGCACCGACGCTTAACATCCCTCAGGCCAAATTCCTTGCGATGCAGTACAAGTTTAAGGCCTACGTCGCCGGCTTCGGTTCTGGCAAAACATGGGTCGGTTGCGGCGGTATCTGCAAAGGGATGTGGGAACACCCCAAAATCAACCAGGGTTATTTTGCGCCAACGTATCCGCAGATCCGTGACATCTTTTATCCCACTGTTGAAGAAGTGGCCCACGACTGGGGGCTGAATGTCAAAATCAACGAGGGGAACAAAGAGGTCCACTTCTACGCGGGGCGCCAGTATCGCGGCACGACAATTTGCCGCTCGATGGAGAAACCGCAAACCATCGTTGGTTTTAAAATCGGTAACGCGCTGATTGATGAGCTGGACGTAATGCCCGCCAAAAAGGCGCAGTTAGCCTGGCGAAAAATCATCGCGCGTATGCGTTACAAGGTGCCCGGCCTGCGAAACGGAATTGACGTCACAACGACGCCGGAAGGCTTTAAATTCGTTTATCAGCAGTTCGCAAAGGCTGTTCGCGATAAGCCTTCGCTCTCAACGCTGTACGGCCTGGTGCAGGCCTCGACGTTCGACAACGAAAAGAACCTGCCGGCGGACTACATCCCGTCACTGATGGAGTCATATCCGCCGGAGCTGATCAAGGCTTATCTGCGTGGCCAGTTCACCAACCTTACAAGCGGGACGATTTACCATCAGTTTGATCGTCAGCTGAATAATTGCCATGAGGAAGAGCAGCCCGGAGAGCCACTGTATATCGGTATGGATTTCAACGTCGGTAAGATGGCCGGAATTGTTCATGTGCTGCGTTTTGGGCTTCCCTGTGCAGTTACTGAAATCATCAAGGCTTACGACACCCCGGACATTATTCGCATCATCAAAGAGCGGTTCTGGCTATATGACGGCCATGACTACCGAAAGGTGCGTGAAATCTATATCTACCCGGACGCCTCGGGCGACTCTCGGAAGTCAGCTCATGCCAGTACTACGGATATCGCACAGCTTAAACAGGCTGGATTTAATGTGATCGTGAATGATTCAAACCCGCCAGTAAAAGATCGCATCAACTCCATGAACGCCATGTTCTGCAATGGCAACGGTGAACGTCGCTACAAAGTGAATGTAAAGCGATGTCCGGTCTACACGGAATCACTTGAACAGCAGGTGTGGGGTGACAACGGAGAACCTGACAAAAAAGCTGATAACGACCACCCTAACGATGCTGGCGGCTACTTCATTGTGAAACAGTTCCCAATCATCAAACCGACCGGAAAAGTCACCAAACTGCGGATGTAAAACCATGCCTGATATTTCAACACCCAACCTCGACTACAACGATATGGTTGAGGCCTGGGATATCAATGATGCGCTGATGGGCGGCACGCTGGAAATGCGCCGGCAGGGGAAGTTGTATCTTCCGAAATGGCCCAATGAAGACCCTGAAAGCTACAAAGAACGATTAGCGGTTGCAACCCTGCTCCCTGCCTATGAGGAAGCGATCAAACAAAACATAGGGCGCGTATTTGCTGAACCTACGGTATTGAGCGAAAGCGCGCCCGAAAGCATCAGAGAGCTATCTACTGACATCGACATGGAGGGCAATCGCCTTGATGTGTGGGCGCAGCAATTCTTTAGCATCGGATTTCAGTATGGTCTGGTTCATGCGCTGGTGGACTATCCACGAGTGGATACTCAGTCCGTAAGAACAAAAGCTGATGAAATAGCAGCCGGGAGCAGGCCATACGTTACGATGCTGAACCCTCGACAGGTTATAGGCTGGAAGTCGAAAGTTGAAGGGGGAAAGGTCATCCTCACAGATTTGCGTATTCGTGAATCAATCATTGTTGATGGAGATGACTACGGGCAGACGAAGGTTGAACAAATTCGGCATATCATGCCCGGCAAGGTTGAAATATACCGCCGCAAAGCAGGCGATAATGGAGTAGCGCAATGGACGCTTCACGAAGAATGGACAACCAGCCGCAACGATATAACGCTGGTAACGCTCTACACGAAACGCACTGGTTTCATGCGTGGATCACCGCCACTTCTTAATCTCGCCTTACTGAATATCAAGCACTGGCAGAGTCAGAGTGAACAGGACAACATACTTCATGTCGCTCGCGTGCCGTTGCTGGTGGCTTACGGTCTGGCTGATGGCGAAACGTTGACGATAGGTGCTTCCTCTGCGACTCGTTTCGATGATCGTCAGCGCCAGGGACTGGAATATGTCGAGCATACCGGGGCTGCGATTGAAGCTGGTGAAACGTCATTGGAAAAACTGGAAGATCAGATGCGGCAGGCCGGGGCAAAACTCTTACGTGCCGAGAATACCTCTACCAAATCCGTTGATCAGACCAATGAAGAGCGCATGCAGGAAAACTCCCCTCTGTATACGATGGCGAGCTCTCTTGAGGACGCCCTCGATAACATTCTGCAGATCATGGCGGAATGGCTGGGTGAGAAAGAAGGCGGCAATGTCGACGTACGCACCGAGCTGGATGTTTCAGCCCAGACGTTTGATGCCACAGCTGCAACAGCTGTTCAGTCGCTCCGTCAGGGTGGTGATATACGTCAGGTCGATGCTGTTCGCGTATTGCAGGCGCTGAAATTCATCGACCCGGACGCCAAACCGGAAGAGGTAATCGACGAGTTGCGGAATCAGCAGGTCACGCTGGCCGGCGGACTGAGTAACCCGGGTGGTGCAAATGGCAACGGCGAATGACAAGCTTCAGGATGAATCGATAGCGCATGCGATATGGATTGCGCGGTACAGCACCAGCGTTGCAAACAGGATGATAAAAATCCTGAATGACAGCGATGCGGAACTGACGGCCAGATTGCTGGTGGCGATGGATAGCCTGGATGCGGACAGCTTTACCGTCTCGCGACTGGAAGCGCTGCTCAGTAGTGTCAGGGCTCTCAATCGCGAGGCTGTGCAGTCAATGTACGCCGGACTATCTGATGAACTGCAGCAACTCGCTCAGCACGAAGCAGGCTTTCAGCTGAGCCTGTTCCAGTTTGCAATCCCCGATGATGTGTTATCGCTTCACCCGCTGGTGGGTATTTCACCGGATGCAGTGTATGCCGCGGCGATGGCACAGCCATTTCAGGGGCGCCTGCTCAGTGAGTGGGCTGATAACCTTGAAGCCGATCGCATGGCGCGTATCAGCAATACGGTGCGGCAGGGATTTCTGCTGGGTGATACACATGAGCAGATAGCCCGCAAGGTACGCGGACACGCTAACCGTGGTTATCAGGATGGCGCGTTGCAGATGAGCAGGGCCAACGCCGGCAGCATTGCCAAAACAGCTGTAGGGCATCTTGCGGCAACGGCGCGAAAGAGCTTTGCGGATGCTAACGACGACATCCTGAAGGGGAAACAGTGGTTATCCACTTTGGATAACCGTACATCAAAAGACTGTCGGATTCGCGACCGCCTCAAGTACACACTGGATAACAAGCCTGTCGGCCATAAGGTGCCGTATCTGCAGGGACCCGGGAAAATCCACTTTTGCTGTCGGAGCACCGAAACTTACATCCTGAAATCGTCAGAGGAATTGGGTATCAAAGTCGGCGAAATCAAGGACAGCTCGCGTGCCAGCATGGATGGACAGGTTCCGGCTGACACGAATTACCAGGACTGGTTCTCCCGGCAGTCGTTCACGCGACAGTCACAGATCGTTGGCGTAACCCGGGCCCGGCTGATTCGTGACGGCGGCATGTCGCCCGATGATTTCTACAACGACAAGGGCGAATGGCTGACTCTGGAGCAACTTCGTAACCTGGATGCTCAGGCGTTCAGCAACGCCAGACTTTAAAGCTTTTTAAGTCTTCAATCAGGCTGCCTCCGGGCGGCCTTTTTTATTGCCGTGATCCGGATGGTGAGCGGCGCAACGGTCGGATGGCCCACAAAAAGGTAACCACATGAAACTGAAAACAGTTGAAGTAAACGGCAAGAGCTATGCAGAAGTTGATGCGAACGGTCTTCCCGTTTATGTACATGACGACGGCAAAGAGATCGGCTTCGATGCTGTGCAGGCCGTTGGAAAAATCTCTTCTCTGAACGGTGAGGCGAAATCTCATCGTGAAGCCAAAGAAGCAGCTGAAGCCAGCCTGGCGAAATTCGCCAAAATCGGTGACCCGGCGAAGGCTCTTGAAGCGCTGGACATGATGACCAAAATCGACCAGAAAAAACTGATCGACGCGGGTGCTGTTGACCAGGTGAAAGCGGATATCACCAAATCATTCCAGGCACAACTGGATGAGGCCCACAACAAAAATAAAACGCTGGAAAGTCAACTGTACGATTCGATGATCGGCGGTAGCTTCACAGGTTCCAAATTTATCGCCGATAAAATCGCCATCCCTGCCGATCTGCTTCAGGCCCGCTTCGGTCAGTCGTTTAAGGTCGAAGAGGGTAAAGTTGTCGCCTATGACGGCACCGGCAACAAAATTTACTCCCGCTCGAAGCCGGGCGAGCTGGCCTCGTTTGATGAAGCGCTGGAGTTCCTGGTGGAGCAGTACCCACAGAAAGACCACATTCTGAAGGCCAGCGGAAACCAGGGGGGAGGCTCTCGCCAGTCTCAGCATCAGGCAGGGCAGAAAACCATGAAGCGTGATGCATTCGATTCGCTGGATATTGCAGGCAAACAAAATGCCCTCAAAGACGGTGTCACCATCGTTGATTAGTCCTCTTTTGCCTGCCGCCGGATGGCGGCGGGCGCCGGAGCTGGATAGCTCAACCAACCCAAACCCATCTCTAAGGAAAAATGAATTATGTCGAACACTTTGACCGGGTTGATCCCGACTATCTATACCGCTCTGGATGTTGTTTCCCGCGAGCAGGTAGGTTTTATTCCTGCCGTCGCCCGTAACACCAAAGCAGATGCTGCAGCAAAAGACCAGACGGTTACCGCACCAGTTGCCCCGGTAGCGGTAACTGAAGACATCGTGCCGGGCCCTTCGGCTCCTAACACGGGTGATCAGAACATCGGTACCGTCGATGTCAAAATCACTAAATCCAAAATGGCTCCGGTCAAATGGAATGGTGAAGAGCAACTGGCCCTCGGTCCGGCTGGTACTTACAACACCATCCTTGCTGACCAGTTCAAGCAGGCATTCCGCGCACTGGCGAACGAAGTTGACGCAGATCTGGGGGCGCTGTACTTCAACGCATCGCGTCAGGTTGGCACGCCGGGAACTACGCCGTTCGGTATCAAGGAAGACCTCAGTGATGCCGCGCTGGCCCGTAAGGTGCTGGAGGACAACGGCTCTCCGACTACCGATCTCCAGATGGTTCTCGGATCGGCTGCCATCGCAAACCTGCGCGGCAAACAGTCAGTGTTGTTTAAGGTGAACGAAGCAGGGACGGAACAACTGCTGCGTGAAGGTACGTTGGGCCGCCTGGAGGGCTTTAATATCCACAACTCCGCCGGCGTTAAAACTCACACGGCCTCGGCTGCCGCGGGCTACCTGGTTAATGGAGATAAGGTTGAAGGCGATCGTATCATTGCCATTGATACTGGCACAGGGTCTTTCACCGCTGGCGATGTGGTGAGTTTTGATGGCGACGACAACAAGTATGTAGTTGTAGCTGCAACAGCAAGCACTATCACCCTTGCTCAGCCTGGTCTGCGTCAGGATTTGGCAGATAACACCGCTATTACCCGTGGTGCAGGATATGTGGCGAATATGGCGTTTGACCGTAATGCGCTGCTGTTGGCATCTCGCACCCCGGCAATGCCGCAAGGTGGTGATACTGCGGATGATGTGATGAACGTTACCGACCCGGTATCAGGCATTACCTTCCAGGTGGCACTGTACCGCCAGTATCGCCAAATCCGTTATGAAGTTGGTCTGGCGTGGGGTGTCGCTGCGCCAGTTCCGCGTCACAGCGTCATTATTGCTGGCTGAAACCCATCAACCATGAGGGGCTTCGGCCCCTTTTTTTAGTGGAGAGCTTATGGCCGGATTAACCAAAGAGCAGCGTGCTGAACGTGCTGCAGCAAAACTTGCGGCCGCGCAGGTTGATGCCAATGCTCCTGAACAGCAGGAACAGCAGGAACAGCAGGAACAGCAGGAACAGCAGGAACAGCAGGAACAGCAGGAACAGCAGCTGGTGGCGATGATTACCGATTTCCCGGCATTCCCCGGCGCCCCCAATACAGCCAACGTTCACCCTGATGAAGTGGAGAACTGGAAGGCGCACGGCTGGAAAGAAATGGAGTGATGCATGATCACTTACATCACCGTTGAAGATGTCAATTCGATTCTCGGTGCCACCTGGACAGATGAAAGCAAAAAAGCCAAATCTGTGCTGATGGCTAATACCTGGATGAATGGACTTAACCTGAAACTGCCGCGCGATAAGGCAACTCACGAAACCATCATTCCTGACGATGTAAAACAGGCTGGCGCCTATGCGGCGCTGGCGGCGGCAAATGGCGGTCTGTATCAGAAGAAAACTGATTCTGGGGTGTTACTGAGTAAGAGCGTTGATGCTGACGACGTTTCTGTTTCAAAGACCTTCGCCGAACTCGCTACCAACAGCTCTGCATTGCTTGATTCTGACCTGCAGCTGGCGCTGGCCATGCTTAAGCCCTATGGCGTTAGTCAGTCACAGGTGCGGCTGGTGAGGGGGTGATATGGGAATTCGTGACGAACTGCAAACCGAAGTCGCCGCGGCATTCGATACCGATCTGCAGGATGCCGTTAAGGATTTCACTGGGTCATACACCGTTCGGGGTGCCTGGGACCCGGTGACGGAAACCGGCACTGAAACGCAGGTGACTTACTCGGGGCGTGGAGTGCTGGCGCGCTATAAGCTGCGCCGTATCGATGGCGTTAACATTCTGCATGGTGATGTGAAGCTAACCGCACTGGTTAACGAGGTGACTGATAAGCCGGCCGTCGGGCATATCATCACCGCACCAGATCCGATTACGGGTGAGCTTCAGCGCTACGAGGTCATCACCGCTTCTTCCGACTCTGCTGGCGCTGCGTACTCCATTCAACTGCGGAGAGCGTGATATGGCTAAGGGCTGGAACATTGACCCGGCGGCATTCGCCGGGCTGGTGGCTGATGACGTGAAGCTGCGGCAGCGAACTATCGCCACAGAGCTGCTGAATGAAATCGTGAAACGGTCTCCTGTCGGCAATCCCGAGTTATGGGCCATCAACGCGACCGCGGTTCAATACAACAAAGCTGTTGGGGAATGGAACGAATCTCTTTATGCCGATCCTGCTAACCTGACCAAAACCGGAAGGCTCAGGAAGAAAGTCCGTGTTAATGACAGCATGGATATCAGGCGGCCGGCTGAGTATCGCGCAGGAACCTTCAGGGCATCGCATTTTGTCAGCATCGGCGAACCTAATCATTCCGTCCCGACCGAACCGGATCCGCGCGGGACAATGACGTTTCTTAATGGCAAAAATATTATTGACCAGGCGCCAGCCTACTCGGTGATTTACATCCAGTCGAACCTGCCTTACTCCGTGCCTCTGGAGAATGGCCACTCAACGCAAGCGCCGACAGGCGTCTATGCCGTCTCGTTTAATGGTGTGATTCAGGCCTACAAATGACCTTCACAGAAATCAGAAACGCTGTCATTTCCCGAATGGCGGCACAGACCGCTATTGCCTCTGATGCGGTGGATTATCCCAATGGCCCGGTATTTGACCCCAGTAACCGCGATATCTGGGCTCGACTAACCAACATTGCTGGGCAGGCTGGCGCAACCGAGATCGGGGATGGGCCAGTCGTCCACAGGACGGGCTTACTCATCATTCAGCTGTTTGTTCCGGTCGGATCCGGGACGTTGCTTATCTCCCGAACGGCCGACAAAATCCGGGAGCTATTCGAATTTCAGGATGACGGCCGACTGAGCTATTTCGCGGTTTCCTGCTATGACGCGGGAGAGGCTGACGGCTGGTATCAGATCAATTTAAACATCCCATATCGCGCTCTGTAGCGCACAATTAACAGGAGGCTCCTGTGAGCTCAGGTGCAAAAGTAGTAGCCGCGTTTATTCGCGAGACAACGCCAGGAATCACGCCTACAGCAGGGGCGTGGAACCTGCTGCGTCGTTCTTCATTTGGTCTGAAACCAACGCAGAACACCAACGACAATGACGAAATCGCTGGTGACCGCATGGCGCAGGGTGTTTCACGCGGCACTGTGGATGTCGGCGGTGATGTCGGTACGCGGTTTCGCTGGAACCAGCATGACGATTTTCTTGCCAGCTGTTTCGGTTCCGAATGGGTAAATAACGTGCTGACGATGGGTAACGGTCGTATTACGTTCTCCGTGGCGACCTTTGCCAGTGATGTGGGGATCGCCCAGATTGCCCGCGGTTGCCAGGTTGGCACCTTCCAGATGGAAATCCCGGCCGATGGTGATATCACTGCAACCATTACGTTTGCAGGGCTGGACTGGGAGACGAAGGGGGACGATACCAGCTATTTCACCACGCCGGTTGATTTGGCGGGGGCGCTGCGTTACTCCTTCAAAGAGGTCACCAACATCCGGCTAAATGGTGTTGATGGCGGGACAGGCTTCTGCGTCGACACCTTTAACATTCAGTTCGACAACAATATGCAGACCCAGCGCTGCATCGGTACCGGTTCGGCGTTCGCCGGCGCAAACATTCCGACAACCTTTACCCCGTCAGGTCAAATCACGCTGTCATGGTCAAAAGCTGCCTGGGAGGTTTACAAAAAAACGTTCACCGGCGAAACGGTGCCGTTTAGCTTCTCCCTGGAGAATGCTGAAGGCTCCTATACCTTCGATTTCCCGGAAGTGCAGATCTCCGGCGACTGGCCGGATGCGGGGAGCACTGACATTGTTCAGGTTCAGCTGGATATCACCGCGGCCAATACTCCGCCGACGATTACGCGCGTGCCTAAAGTGCCGGCGACGGCAATCAGTGTTGCGCCAGCCACTTCAACTGGCGCCGTGGGTTCTACTGTGACGTTAACCGCCACGCTTACGCCAGCTGATTCAACTGATACCGTCCAGTGGACGTCATCGGATCCGACTATCGCCAGTGTGGTTTCTACCGGGCAGAAAACAGCGAAGGTCACGCGTAACGCAGCCGGTACTGCAATCATCACTGGTAAGGCCCGCACCTTTACCGCAACGTCTGAAATCACCGTTACCGCGCCTTAATTTACCTGGCCCGTTCTGCAGTCATCGCGGATCGGGCTTTTTTGGGAGTCTTTATGCTGATTATTTCTTCTCAAATTGATTTGAACGGAGAACGCTGGTTTTTCCCTTACAAAAAGCCAGCAGGAAGTAAAAAGAAATTCACGCCGGAAGACGAGGCGCTATTTAAACTCCGTCTGCTGGTGGCCAGTAGCGAGAATCCACAATACCGCTCACGCAATGCGCTGGTGCGGCGCCATATCGACAAAATGGACGCGAGCTACCAGGTCGGTACGGATGCTTTCGATCTCGCCAGTGTGGGCGAGATTGACTCGGTTGATGATCTTCTCATCGACAATTGCGCGCGCTTTCTTCTGAAAGACTGGGAAGGCGTGGGGGAGCTGGTGGATGGTACGGAGACGGCGGTAGCGTATACACCGGAGCGTGGTGTTGCGTTACTGAAGCAAAACCCCTCTCTGTACTGGCTTATTCTGGCCGAGGCCGCAAGCATTGCTCAGGGTAAGGAGCAGCAGACTCAGGAAACCGTAAAAAAGCCATAGAGGCCCAAAAGTGGCTAAAGGAATTCGCTGGCGAACAGGGCGAGAAAGCAAAGTGGCGCAGGGAGAAACTAAATCTCCCGCCCATTCCAGAGCCTGAAATCGATGCAGTCACTGGGGAGATCCTCAACGCTTACGCCATGATATCCCGCGGCAGGAAGTATGCCGGAATGGCCGGAGTGCCGCTCCCTCTATCCCTGAACGATATCGAGCTTTACCTGGCATCGCGCACCATCCTGATTGACCGTACCGAGTTTGATGCAGCGATACTTGCCCTCGATGATGCCTGGCGGGATGATTGGGCGAAGGAACAGAAAAGAAACAGCAAGAAAAAATGAGCCTCGGCACGGTCCGGGGCTTTTTTATACCCGCAACAAATAGCGCATTCGCGTGCGTATCTTCCAGCAAGAGCTTTCCGTAGTGTGAGTCTGAGGCAGGGCGGTGGATTTCATCGTTCCGCTCTTGGCTGCCCATGTCTACGCGAACAGGCTCGCACCACAGAAAGGTAAATACGATGAAATATCCAACCGTATCAGTAAACGGCGTTTCCGTTCGTGTCGATGACTATGGACGTTACAGCCTGAACGACCTGCACGCCTCAGCTGTATGCAGTGGCCAGGCCAAAGAAAATCAGGGGCCAAGCCAGTTCCTTCGCTCTAAGAAGGTTAAGGAATTTGTTCAAACCTTAGCCAGAATGCAAAAATGCACTCTGGAAGAAAATCAACCAGTTAAGGTTATTAACGGCGGCGTAAACCAAGGTGTATGGGCCTTGGAAATTGTTGCAATTCGCTATGCCGCATGGCTCAGTGCTGAGTTTGAGATCCGGGTTTACCAAACCTTTCAGTCTCTTGTTCGACAGGGCTTTGATGCTATGGCCCGCTTAAATAAAATTGACCATGTGATAAACACCGAAACCAAGGAAGTGAGTCAGTGCGCAAGTCGCATGGGCAAATGGGGATCTGGTGGTCGCAAACGCCTGCTCCTGGCAGCCCGTGCCCGTGTGGTTGATGAGGTACAAATGTACCTGCCTGGCTTTGAGGCTTAACTATTGTGGCAAGGATGCCCGCATTGCCTTGTAAACCACATGTGATAGGATGTTTCTGATTGCAATCAAAGGAAACATGGAATGAAAAAAATAATGGCAGTGGCTTTGGGGGCGGTGCTTCTATCTGGCTGTGTTGCTCCAAGCGTGGTTAGTCCTAAAAAAGCAGATCTTCCGGCGTTTCCGCAGTCGGAATATGCATCTATTAAAGTGGATGGCAGCGAGACACTTTCCGGTCAGGCATTCTTAACTACAATGGGCGGTGATGTGAAGGTTGCGGCAGGGCAAGACATTATGCTAATGCCAAAGACCAGTTATACCGACGCAATATACAATTATCAGACTACCGGAGTGGCCTATAATACCCCGGATTCTCGGTACGCAAAATACACCAAAATGGTGCAGGCTGATGCCCAAGGGAAGTTTACATTCACCGACATAGCTCCCGGTAAATATTACGTTGAGACCATGATCATGTGGTACAGGCCAAGTCAGTTTGGCCTCATGCCGGAAGGCGGTTTGGTTATAACGCCTACGGAAGTTGTTAAAGGTAAAAATAACACCGTAATGGTTACCAGGTAAGGAATATCGCCACCTCCGGGTGGCTTTTTGCTGATGGGGTAGGGTATGGAGCCGATTTTTGGGTTTATGTTATTTGCTCTTGCTTGTCTGATTGTTTCCATCATAGCAACCAAGAAGCATACGTTATTGATTGGGTTTACCTATTTCGTAGCAATGTGTGCCGTTGGTTTTTTGTTAGTTAGGCTGGCAGCCAGTGTTAGCCATGATGGATTCATTGCGGGTTGTGCGGCGTTCATTTCACCATTACTTGGTTTGTTGGTTTCTCTTTCATCAAGGGATGATCAGCAGTTGGCGATAAGTAAAGGTGAGTCCGCAAACTATAAGAAATGCCCTTTCTGCGCAGAGTCAGTTCGAAAAGAAGCCATAAAATGTAAGCACTGTGGTAGCGATCTAAAAGAAACAACCTAAGTTCAATTAGCCCACTCAGGAGGGCTTTTTATCATTGTTTAAACATTTCCTAACCCGCTTAATCAGCGGGTTTTTTATTGCCCGGAGAAAGGTAAATGACTGAACAAACATCCCGCCTCGCTATTATTCTCGATAGCACCGGAGCAGAAAAGAATGCGGATAGTTTAGCCAGTGCTTTAAACAAAATAACGGCAGAGGGTGAAAAAGCTGAGTTTGCAACGGATAATCTCTCCGCAGCTACTAAAGATCTGAATTCCCATCTTAAGGTTGGACCAAAACACGCTATCGAAAATGCGAAGTCAACAAGGTCGCAGCGGGAAGAAATAGAAAAATTACTGGATAAGCTGGATCCTACATCAAAAGCGTTTGATGAGCTGGATAAAGCAATGGAGCGGCTGAAAAAGGCAAATCTATCTGGTGTGCTGGGGGCTGAGGAATTCAGCCACTACAGTTCCATCATTGATCAAACCCGCAATCGTCTTCAGTCTGCTCAGGATGAATTGACTGGGTATACGCAGGCCCAGAGAGAAGCTGCGAAAGCTGCTCAGGATTCAGCAGCGCAACAGGCGCAGCAAGAGCGAATTCTCACGCAATTACAGGCTCGCCTTGATCCCGTAACCCACGCATTACAGGCTCTTGACGAGCAGCAGCGGCAAATTTTCGAATATACGTATAGTGGTGCGCTTAGTATCCAGCAGTATGATGCCTACAGTGCCAAAATTGCCGAAGCCCGCCGTGAGTTGAACGGAGAAGCGCAGGCAGAACGTGATGCAGTAAAGGCTCAGGAAGAGCAGCGTGCTTCGTTGCAGCGATTAGTTGGCCAACTCGACCCTTTCTCAGCTGCGTTAGATAAAATCAAGAAACAGCGAGCTGAACTGTCGGCAGCCAAAGATGCCGGGCTGCTTACGCCTGAATACCACGCAGAGCTTTCAAATAAGCTGGATTTGACGGAGAAAGGGCTCAATCAGGTCAGCAATGAAATGCGGTATGGGGCCATCTCGGCAGGGCAGTATAAAAATGCCATGCGGTTACTCCCCGCGCAGTTGAATGATATTGCTGTTGGCCTGGCTGGTGGTATGCCTTTGTTCACTATCTTCATGCAACAGGGTTCGCAGATCGCCGATTCGTTTGGCGGTTGGGGTAATCTGTTCGAGATCATAAAACAGCAACTGCTGGGGGCCGGAGATGCCGCCGATGAATCAAGCGATTCCCTGTCAGATAACGCTAACTCATTGTCTGAAAATGCAGAGAATGCCAAAAAACTGACTGGATTTCTGAATCCCATGACTATCGGGATCGGCGCTCTTGTCGCAGTTGTGGGTACTCTCACATATGCCTGGTACAAAGGCAGCCAGGAGCAACAGGAGTTCAATAAGTCCCTTGTCCTGACCGGGAATATTGCCGGGGTAACCACCGGGCAATTGGCAGACATGGCGAGATCGGTCGCAGATAATACAGGGAATACCACAGCCGCTGCCGCTCAGGCACTAAACCGTGTTGTCTCTGGTGGTAAAATCGCTACAGGTTCAATGCAGACTGTCACAGAGGCCGTTGTCGCAATGAATGATGCGACCGATGAATCTATCGATAGCATGGTGGCAGACTTCGAGAAAATCGCACAAAACCCGGTAGCTGCTATTGGAGAACTGAACGACAAATATCACTTCCTAACACTGGCAACCTATAACCAGATTAAAGCGCTTCAGGACGAGGGTAATCAGCAGGAAGCCGCCAGGCTGGCGACTGAAGCATATGCTGCAACTATGAAGCAGCGTGCAGATGAGATTACTGAAAGTTTGGGTACCTTGCAGTCAGCATGGAAATGGCTCGGCGATGAGGCCAAAGGTGCATGGGATGCAATGCTCAACATTGGGCGTGAAAAGAGCCTTGAATCCCAGCTTGAAGAGGCAGAAAAAGCCTTAGAAAACGCACAGCGAAGCCGCGGATTAGGTAATGGTCTGTGGAATACCTATGGAGTTAACTATCAGGGCAGTGATAACGCGATCGCGCAAGCTCAGGCGCAGGTTGATTCTCTGAGGGGGCAGATTACAGCTCAGGGTGTGCTGAATGACGCTATTAGCACCTATAACAAGCGGCAACAAAAAGGCGTTGATGCAATGCGGCGACTGGATGCACAAGCAGACCGGATGGCATCTAATGAGAGCAAACGCAAGAAAGAGCTTGCTCAATTAGACAGGGATCTTGCAGACGCCAGGGCTGCGGGGAGGGCAATAAGCGCTGAGGATGAGGCAGCAAGGCGCAAAGAGATAAACGAGAAGTACAAAGATCCAAAAACACCCAAGGGGAAATCATATACAGAGGATGCCGCAACCCGGCTGCTTGATCAGATAAACCAGCAGACTGCCGCGATGCAGTCACAACTGGATGCCAGTGACAAGCTTAACAGCGCGACACAGGCACGGATCAAGTTCGAGCAGCAGATTGCTGACCTCAAATCTAAAACGCAGCTCACAGCCGACCAGAAGTCGATCCTTTCCCGTTCAGATGAAATCCTCCAGGCATATAAGCAGCAGGAGGCACTGCAAAATTCCGTCAAAACCCTGGACGATTACCGGAAGATGCAGGAACAGGTAAAGACGAAGGATGAGCGGACCAACGATCTGCTTAAAACCCGTCTTGAACTGCTGGAGAAAGCCAAAGCAACCGGGCAACTGAAACCCGGTGAATATGAAAAAACGCGGGCAGATATTTATCAAAACACCGATATGCAACTGCCCTCGACGGTTCGTAATGTTGTGGGTAATACCACGCCGACCGGCGGCCAGCTATCTGGCACTTTTGGCGGAATGCAACAGCAATATAGCCAGCTCGATCAGGCGCAAAAAGATTTGGATGCCTGGCTTGCCCGGAAGGAAGAGGCTTACGTAAAGGCTGGAGCAATTACAGCTGAGGGTGAAGCGAGGATGCAAAAAACTCGCGCCGATGCTGCAAACGCTGCTGCGGTTATAGAGGCCCAAAAAAACGCCATCATTACCAGTACTACGCAAAGCATGATGGATAGTGGATTGAGTATTCTGGCCGATGGTTTTGGTCAGCAATCCGGTATTTACAAAGCAGCGTTCGCAGCCAGTAAAGCCTATGCGATCGCACAGTCTATGGTGGCAATCAATGCGGGTATCGCCCAGGCCGCAAGTCTGCCTTTCCCGTCAAATTTGATGGCTATGGCAACGGTTGCTATGGAGACCGCCAATATCGTCTCTAACATAAAAGCGGTGGCTGATACTGGCTTCGCCTCCGGCGGTTACACAGGCCCCGGTGGTAAGTATCAGCCAGCGGGTATTGTTCACAAAGGAGAGTACGTCTTCGACCAGGCATCAACGAACCGGATCGGCGTGTCTCAGCTTGAGGCACTTCGAAATGGCCAACCGCTTGATGCAACTCTGGGGCGTACAGGGTTTGGTACTGGTGTTCAGAACGTTAACAGCGACAACAGCAGCAAGACCACCATCCATGCTCCCATTGAGCAGCATTTCCATACGCCGCCCGGTGTGACACCTGATCAGATGGCTCTCTCCATGGCTCAAACGCAGAAGCGGGCGACAACGGAAGCCCTGGATCAGGTTGCTGCTCAATTGTTGAGAGGAGATGGGAAAGTTGGTAAGGCAATGCGCAGTAAATATCCAGGCAGAGGGTTAGAGTGATGACTGATATCTACTACCCGCATGACAGTCTTCCGATGCCATTACAGGAAGGATACGGATTCCAGCCTGTAAGCCCGTTAAAACGAACCCAGTTAACCACCGGCCGCGCGCGGCAAAGGCGAGCTTATACGTCCACACCGACGCAGGCCAGCATCACCTGGTTTATGGAAACCGATGCGCAGGGACTGGCGTTTGAGTCCTGGTTCCGTGATGCGTTATCTGACGGGGCTGCATGGTTCATGATGAAGCTGCAGACGCCGGCAGGCATTAAGTTTTACAAATGCCGCTTTACAGATATTTATCAGGGACCGGTGCTGGTGGCTCCGATTTACTGGAAGTACACAGCGACGCTTGAATTATGGGAACGCCCCCTTGTTCCTGCCCCATGGGGTAATTACCCGGAATGGATCGTCGGCAGCTCACTGCTGGATATTGCGCTGAATAAGGAGTGGCCCAAGGCTTGATTAAAACCGTTTCACCTTCATAATCACTTGTGTCGATTTGTGGGAAAGTCCTTCATGCCGCTCCGTAGCCGGAGCGTGAAATAAAGCGCGGAATAGCGATCCTGCCGGTGAGGGTACACCCACATTCGACACCAATTTTTAAGGTCACCTTCGGGTGGCCTTTTTTATTGGGTAAAAATCATGACAATACTCAACCGTCTCTACGCCAGCAGCGGACCGGAGGTGATCATTGAAACGCTGCAGATCACCATTGGTTCTGACGTCCATTATCTGTGCCAGGGCTACGAGGGTATTACGGCAACGACGGAGAACGGCGATACCGTAACGTTTTCAGCCTGTGCGATAGACATTGCGCTGCCGGTGCGCAATGCGGACGGCACGCAGGACCTCAAATTTGCCTTGTGCAATATCGATGGTGTTGTGTCCACGGCGATCCGCAATGCCCTGGCTAACAGATTGCCTGCATCGCTGACGTACCGGCGTTATATCTCCACGGATTTAGCGGCCCCTGCAGAAGTGCCATATACGCTGAAAATCAAGTCGGGCTCCTGGACGGCGACAGAGGTTCAGATCATTGCGGGCTACATGAACATCCTCGATACCGCCTGGCCGCGTTTCCGCTACACGCTACCTGTCTTCCCCGGACTGCGTTATATCAGCTAAGGAATTCCAATGTTTAACCCTGATAAATACCTTTCAGTCGTATGGCAGAAGGGCGGAAGAACGTTTCCCCGACTCGACTGCTTCGGTCTGGTTAACGAAATTCGGCGGGATCTCAGCTTGCCAGAATGGCCTGATTTCGCCGGGGTGACCAAAGACGATGGAGGCCTCGACCGAGAAGCCAGAAAACTGATGTTAAAACTGGAACGCTGCGACCCCTGTGAAGGAGCGGGGGTGGCTTGTTTCTCAGGTTCGACAGTGACGCATGTTGCTGTTGTGGTGAAAATCAATGGCGAACTGATGGTAGCAGAGTGTGGGAGTGCTACTAATGTCATGTTCCTGCCCCTGGCTCGCTTTATGCGTCGCTATGTTCGAGTGGAGTTCTGGAAGTGACGATCAGATTATACCCTTCCCGCCTGCCGGGTCAGCCACTCGAGACGCATGAGCACGACACCATCAGCATCCGTGACTGGCTGGTAAAAAATGTCGAAAACTATTCCGACAGAGAATTTCCACCTTTGGTTGTTGAACTGGATGGCTTACCTGTTGCGCCAGCTGACTGGGCTACTCAGATCATCCAGCCTAAAAGCGATGTTAGGTTCTATCCGGTTCCCTTTGACCCCGTAACACTTGGCTGGATTGCTGTTGGCGTATCGGTCGCAACCGCGGCTTATTCCCTTTTCATGATGAGCAACATCGATAAGGGTGGCTATACCTCATCCACAGGGCGGAGTCTCGACCTGAACCCCGCTAAAGCAAACAGCGCGAAACTGGGTGATGCGATTCGTGAAGTTTTTGGGCGCGTGCGTATTTATCCGGATTATGTCGTGCAGCCCGTTACCCGGTTTGATGCCGCCGATCCTACGAAAATGCGCGTCCAGATGCTGCTGTGTCTCGGTGTCGGTGATCTGATTTATACCAATGGCGATATCAGGGTTGGCAGTACGCCAGCTTCAACGCTACCGGGATTCAGCAGCACCCATTACCCGCCAGGCGCGGACGTTTCCGGTGATGAGCGCAGCGAAAACTGGGTCAACTCCACCGAAGTTGGCGGGACGTCATCCGGCACCGGGCTGGATATGGCCCAGACGTCGCCGGACGCAGACGACATTATCGCAGACAGCATGACCGTATCCGGTTCGAGCGTAACGTTTACCGGGCTGGACACGGATGACGGCGATGACGACGACGAGAACGATAACGCACTGCCGCCCAGTTGGGTCGCTGGCGCCGTGGTCGAACTGAAAGCCCCGGCGAACTACCAGATCACCACGGCGGCCGGATACAGCGTTATCGCAAGCCCGCTGCTGACGGAGATCGCGCCGGTGGTTGGAATGCCGGTGACGCTGGGGTTTAACTCTGTCGATTACGATCTGTTTATCGCGTCATATACCCCCGGTCAGGCTGCAGTGCCCGGCACCGGGGGGAGTGCGGCAAAAGTCCAGGCCAGTGCGGCCCCGACCACCTACGATTTTTCGACCAGCTCCAGCACGTTCACGATCACCTGGCAGGGGGTTACCTACCCGGTGTCGCTGGTGGCTAACTACGTCTCGATGTCGGGACTGCTGGCGGCCATCACCGAGGGACTCACTGGCTCCGGCCTGGTTGCGCAGGATAACGGCGGCACCGTACTGATAACCGAGTCGGCCAGTCCGTTCGCGGGTGGGGAGATCTCGTCCTCTTCGCTGCCTGCAGCTGTTTTCGGTGATGCCCCGGTTTACACCTCCGGCACGGCATCAACCGGCGGCAGCCCGGCGGTAACGGCGAATGTGACACTCGCCTATAACTCTGCCACGGGAACGGCCTTTTCCGGCATGCCGGAGGGGGTGCAACGGCTTTCACTTGCTCACCGCGGGAATGAGTACCGGATTGTGTCAGCTGACGGCACGACGGCGACGGTGGCGCGCCTGGTTTCCGGTGCCGTTGATGAGTCATGGCCGGGATTCTCCGCCCGGACGATGATCGACTATGAGGCCACTGGTCTTAACGACACGCTGAGCTGGCTGGGGCCGTTCCTGGTTTGCCCTGAGAATGAAGTGGTGGATGCGTTTGAAGTGAATTTCTCTTTCCCGAACGGCATCTGTGGCTTTGACAGTAAGGGCAAAAAACGGATCCGCCACGTTGAGTGGGAGATTCAGTATCGCGTCTATGGTTCCGGATCGGGGTGGGTGAGTCACCAGGGCGAGTATGCGCTGAAAAACGTCAACGGGTTAGGTTTCACTGAGCGGATCACCCTCAGCTCTCCGGGGCTGGTAGAGGTTCGCTGCCGTCGGCGCAATGAGCAGGGCTCAAACAACGCGCGAGACAGTATGTACTGGCAGGCACTGCGCGGGCGACTGCTGACGCGCCATTCATCCTATCCCGGCGTGTCGCTGATGGCGGTGACCGTTGAGACGGGCGGGAAGCTGGCGGCGCAGTCGGACCGCCGCGTAAACGTTGTGGCCACGCGGGCCTATGACTCAGGAACGGCCAGAACCATTTCTGGGGCGTTGCTGCATGTCGGGAACTCGCTGGGGCTGGAGATGGATGTCGACACCATCAACGCGCTGGAATCCGCGTACTGGACGCCACGGGGCGAAAATTTCGATTTCGCCACGGGCGACAGTATCTCAGCGCTGGAAATGCTGCAGAAGATAGCCAACGCCGGGAAGTCACGCTTTCTGCTGAGTGATGGCCTGGCGACGGTCAACCGTGAGGGGATTAAGCCCTGGACCGGCGTGATCACTCCGCATGAGATGGTGGAAGAGCTGCAGAGCGGATTTACGGTGCCGTCCGACGATGATTTTGATGGCGTCGACGTGACGTACATCAACGGGAATACCTGGGCAGAGGAGACCGTTAAATGCCGGACGCCAGACAATCCAACGCCAGTGAAAATCGAAAACTACAAACTCGATGGGGTACTGAATCAGGATCACGCCTACCAGATCGGCATGCGTCGCCTGATGAAATACCTGCAGCAGCGGGTGACGTTCCAGACCACTACCGAGCTGGACGCGCTGTGCTACAACCTGGGCGATCGCATTGTGCTCACGGATGATATTCCGGGCAACAACACGATTTCCTGTCTGGTGGAGGCGATGACAACGGCTGGCGGTGTAACGACCTTCACCGTTACGGAGCCGCTGGACTGGTCTTTCGAAAATCCCCGCGCGCTGATCCGCTATCAGGATGGCTCTGCATCCGGGCTGATGGTGGCGAGCAGGGTGGGCGATTTTCAGCTGTCAGTCCCGCACCTGAGCGAGTTTGATGACCCGATGAAGGTTGACCTGTCGTCGGCAACCATCGAGCCGATCCGCCTGGTGTTCTGCGGCTCAACGCGCCACGTCTACGACGCCATTGTAGAGGAGATCGCTCCGCAGTCAGACGGAACCTGTCAGGTCACCGCTAAAGAATACCTCGAATCGTTCTACCAGTACGACGACGCCACATACCCCGGCGACGCTGCTTAATACCAAAAAAATCCCTTTCAACTTTTCTTTCGCTCAAACCCTCGTTTGGGCGAACGCCTTTTTTGGAGCAAAAAACATGGCCTTTAACCCGGAGCTGGGGAGCTCGTCTCCTGAGGTGCTGCTCGATAATGCCGAGCGCCTGGATAAGCTGGTCAATGGGCCCGCCGCAGATGTTCCCGACCGTGGTGGTGATCCTCTTTATTCATGGCGCCAGATGATGGCTAAGAATGACGAAGTTCGGCAGAACCTGATTCCTCTAAGTAAGCAATATATGACGCTGGCAGCGGCGCAGGCGGATATCGCGAATATCCCTGAGGGGAGCACCACGTATTACCGCAGCCCGGACGACAGCGCGCTCGCAATCGAGGTGATGAACGTTGGCGGGACGCTGCAGCCTACCGGGCGAAAAATGCCTTCTCAGCAGGCTGTAGACCAGATCAGGCAACAGATTAACTACGACTCTGTGCAGATCCTTAAAAGCGCCTATGACGAAGATGGCAATGTTTACCTTCTTCTCGATGAGTTTGGTGAGCTTTTTATTGCGAACCTCGGTCCGGTTTCAGTTCAGGAAAAGTTCAGAAAGCTCGATGCGCTGATCCATAAAGACCGCGCTGCTAATCTGCATGAGTTCACGGACAAAAATGCTAACGTCCCCGCTTTTATAGATGAACTTGGTGATTTGTACATTACTGGTCTTGGAGCTTTCTCAGTAGCGCAAAAAATTAGAGCCATCGAGTCTTCGATTGTTAATACCGACGATGTAGAGCTATCCCACCAGTACGATTTCAACGGGCGTCTGATTTCCTTTCAGGATGCCTTTGGGGAGGTGTTTATCCCCGGTCTTGATAAATCAGTTCAGGAGTCGATAAAGGGGATCAGGGAGAACTACCAGCGTGACGGTGCGCCACAGATTCGCCGCCTGACGGATGCACAGAACCGGGCGCTTGAATTTACTGATGAGGATGGAAGTTATTATCTGAAGGGGTTTGGTGGAAAATCGCTGGAGGAACATTTTAACTCGCTCAAAAAGCGCGTTAACACGCTGTATAAGGCGAAAGCGATTTTTGATGCCTGGCTGGACTTTGGTATTGACTGGAACGGTAACGAATCCGTCTCCCTGCAGCTGCAGACCGCAGTCAACCAGGTAAGCAAGTTGCCATATGGTGGCGAAATCGTTTGTCGCCCTGGCGTGTATCGCCTGCATACCTATATCACTGCAAAACCTAACGTGACGATCCGCTGCGTTCCAGGCGCGGTATTCATGCCGATGCTGGCAAACGCCGCGTTTTATTACCGTTCGCCGCAGGAAATCTACCTCGAAAACTTTAACCTGATTGATGTCGAGATTGACGGGTCGGAACAGCACTCACCGTCTTATGACGTGGGGGCAAAAGGCACATACCTGCAGTATTTCCGTCAGTGCATGTTCCTGCGCTGTAACGTTCACGACACCGGGGCCACCGGTATCGGTAATGATTATCCTGACAGGTCTTTTGTTCTGGACTGCCAGACGGATAACTGCGGACGCCTGGCACCAGACGGCAGTGGTGGTGCTTCCGGTATCGGGATCGGCCTGGGTGCCATGCAGGACGAGCCCTTGATAGTGGCGCGTACCATTAACCGCAACAGCAAAAACTTCGGCATTTTCTTTGAGCAGCAGCGCCTGTCAGGGCCCGGTCAGCCTTACGTATCCCGGCAGATTATCGTATCCGATGCCGTATGTACCGGAAACGGGCATGGGTTTGGCGACTGTGGCGCATCCGGACTGGTGGTGGTCAACGGCCAGTTCAATGACAACCTCAAAACCGGAATCAGCATTGATGCAGGAACGCTGGCTAACAACGGTATCGCTCCCCGACCGGGCAAGAACGGGCTGATGCTGAACTGTCAGGCGGAGCGTAACGGGGTGACCGGGCTCCATTATGACTCGACCAAAATTCAGGCCGATGGCGGCTATTCATTCTCCGACATGCACATCAACGATAACGCCCAGGATGCGATTTTAATCGAGGCTGGCGCTAACACCCTGGCGGATGTTCGCTTCGACAATATGGATATCAAAAATAACGGTCGTTATCCGGTGAATGTTGCCAGCGGCACCTTTACCGACCTCGACTTCACGAATCTTCGCATGCTGCGAAATGGCGGCGATACCGCGTTTAAGCTGGACGGCAATATCACGCGGGGCTCGATTCATGGCTGTAAGCTGCGTTCACAGAATGGCGCTGCAGCGATTACCGGCGCAGGGACTATTAGCCATTTTGACATCGCCGAAAACCAGTACACCGACACCAACAGCAACCCCATCAATCTCACCGGCACACTGACTAATGTCACTTACGGCCGCAACCCAGGACTGGAGTAATTATGTCTTTAAAAACCGTATCCAATATGATTTATCAGGGTGATATCGCTGATCTGCCGCCGCTGACGGCTCCGATGCCGCGAGGTGGCGTTTACTATGCCGACCTGGTGAACAGCCTCTTTGTCAGCAAGCCGGATTCAAATTTCTCGAAAAACCGTAATTACGCCACGGCCCTCTCTTTCACCCGTACCACGCTGGCATCCTTCATCAGTGCCGCAGGGAATCTCGAATATGCGGCCATCAATACACCACGTATCGATCGCCATCCGGCGACCAGAAAGATTCTTGGTATGCGGGTGGAGAACTCGGCGACGAACTATGCACTGAGTGCACT